CACGACTGACAGTGACACCGGAGAGACCTGAGCGATGCTACTTAAGACTCGCGATTCACCAGCTTGGTGATATTCGCTGCCGTAAGAAAGGCAGTTAGAGCTTTAGCAGCATTCTCTGAGTTGACGGCAGTCTGGATACCGTTATCCGTACGGATAACAGTCCATGCCGATGCAGTGCGAAGAAGCACTCCAGCAGCATCATAGTGCTCGACATCGAGTCGAGCAAGATGAGACTCGCCCGGTTTACCGCGGCCAGGGATTGTATGCTTCACCGACAAGGTGAAGCGGTCATTACCCGAAGCTGCGTAGTATTCCGCTCCGTGGTTGTCTTGGTTAATGCGGTTCAGGGTAACCGTCCCCGCATTGTACGTAAGAGCAACAGTGTCGCCAATCATGGTAGGTGATCCTTCTATGGGAGAAAGCGCATCTCTGCGCAAGGAAGGGTGAATTACTTCACCCCGTAAGCTTTTAACAGCTTTACAGTACTCAGTGACCCCAGAATAGCATGCATATGGTCCGTAAGGACCGGCTGCGCTGCTAGTAAGGGAATCGCGTTGCTGTAAGGCACCCGAAGCTTCCTTGTCCGATAAACGAACCCGGGCTGAACTGTCAGCCCTGGAAGCACGGAATGGGGTGTATATTGCACCACTTGCTTCGAAGTACACATGATATTGATTCGAGTGACGTCCATGGCGGCTAAGCCATTGACAGCCTCTAACCAATCTCCTATGTTCAAGAAGTAGTCAATCAACCACGACCACGGGATAGCATCCCATAAGTTGGCCGGATTGAGAGTCCATCCGTGTAGCACACGCGCAGATAGGTTGTGTACGTCCTTCGGACTCATACGACCTGGCTGCCTCAACTTAGCGTTAAGGGTATACCAGACTTTCTGAGTCTCGGTTAGCTGGCCCGTCAAGCGCATTACGGTCTTAGAATTGACCGCAGTGCCAAGCGTCGTGTCAACTATCCGCTCTGCCCTAACTTGCGTCTCGCCGAGTGATCGGCGGACATGGGTTCCACTCTCTAGCCGGCGAAAATAAGCCTTTCGATCTTCCAAAGCCTTCGTTAAGTCGAAGAACTTTAGAATATCGTTAACTAGAGGTGCCCACCCGAACGAGTATGCAAGATACCCACCAGCGACATCCGAAGCCGATTGCCGTGATAACAGCACTCGACCAAGTTGTCGTATCATATCAGGTAATTCCCTAAGTTCAAACAAGAACAGAGGTACGTTTACTTGAGCGCGGTAGGGACTTGCATTCGCAAGGGCTAAGGTTTTATACCGGTCTGCATTAAACGGCTGGAACGCCCAGAGATTGACATTAGCACTAAACGGATGAAACCGATAAGTGTTATAATGTTCAGGCTCCCAAGCGCTCGTAGGTCCGTGGTCATACACGCCGGATATCACCGTAGGTCTCACAACCGTCTTTTCAATGGATAATCCATGATCAACGGTATAGGGACGAGGCATAGTGGTATCAGAGCAAACTTCATAGACATAGTGGTTGCCTAAAGTCCCAAAATCATCATGATTGAGTTCCACACCGAGGGTTTTATGCCTGGAGGTGCGGTTCCCCCTCACGAGAGGATTTTGGTATCTAGAGCGTGACCGCGATGCCATAGTTTGCCTTAGAACTACTGAATACAGGAGACAGAATGTACGGGTCCATTCCTTAATGGCCCGCGGAGACCTCATCATGAG